GTGTCTTGGTCGGTGTTGCGCGGCGGCTTCCCCTCCTTGGCTTCAATCTCCATTCCTGACAGTCTAAACAGGAAGGCTTGCCTGGGCACCCTTAACTTCCCGAGAATCACTTTAAACTTTGTTACCATCAACCAGCGCATGAGAATCACCACCGCCATGCTCCAAGAGTTGGAGCAATCCATTGCCCCTGACGCCAAAGCAGAAATCCGAATCTATGCCGGCGGGTGTGATATCCGTGTTCGGTGGGATAAAGGCATGAAGGAAGTGAACCAGAATCTGGCCGCGGCTCAGCTGGCCCAGATCGAGGAATACAGGGAGGAAAAGATGCGGCGGGTTTGGGATAGGCTGATTCGGAAGTTCCAGGGGCTGCGGGATCAGGGCTCAAACAAGCCCAACTGAGCAAAGCAAGTAACCGTCCGCCAAGTTGCGCTCGAGTATTTCGTCAATCGGATCCTGGTAGCCACTTACGTGCTGCAGAAGCATCGGCTTTCTGGTTGTGCTGCTGGTCCGGTAGTTCATGCCCACAGAACTGATCGCGTGCACACCTGATCGATAACCTGCGGCCGTCAGCAAATAAGGGCTTCCGATCTTCAACGGCAGCTCCGGATAGACAGTTTCCTGAACACTCTCATTGCTGGCGTTGATACCCGTCACAGCTATTGGGTCCTGACTGTAGGCGCTAATCTCAATGGGGCCCGCCAGCCGCAAAGCCTCTTCCCTTTGGTGCAGCGATCCACCCATCCAGACTTCCACCACTTCAACAATTTCATTCCCGCTGATCGAGCCCGAAGCCTGAACGCCGCCGGTGCCGAAATCCGGATTATCTGAGCTGGTGCTAATGGATTCGTTCAGGTCGTAGTCATAGCCGCCATAGGCCACAGCGCAGAACTCAAACCGGATATCGATGGCCAGCAGGTTTTCTTCCCAATCAATGCCGCCCACTTGGGCAGTGACACTGTTGCTCAAGGTAAACGTGCCGTAGCCAGGCTGAACAAAACTTCCGTTAGCATCTGAACCGGAAACCGTGGCCACGCTGAAATAGTCATACTGGAAGTTGGAGTTTTCCTGCGGCGTGAATGGCATCTGAAACAGCACGCGGCCAGCGCTGGTCACCACAGAGAATGGCGCGCTTCGGGCTTCTGAGGATGATCGGCTTCCAGACCACTCGGATATGGGCGCCGGATGCTCCCTGCTGTAATCGAAGCTGCCCTCTTCAAAATCGTAACGGGCTGAAGCATTGCTGTTCACCGCCGGGCGCACTTCATAGGCAATCACTTCATCGTTGCCGACGAAATCGCAGTAGATGGGCACACTGTGAGGGGCCGCCTGATAATTCACGGTAAGGGTACCGGTTTTGGTCAGCAGCCCACCGGTACCGGTGTTGTTCTCTTGAGTCCAGGTGCTGGTCCGGCTACGCGAACCAATGGGCTGCGCTCGGCTCCAGATCTGCTCAACCGAGAAACCCGATTGAAGATCGTACCTCAGTAGGTCGATATGCAGGTTGTCCGGGTCCAGCAGATCACCGACGATGGTGCAGACCGCCTTCGTTCCGTCTTCGGAAAAGTAGAAATGGCTCTGGTACATCATTTCCACCGGCATCGTGTACTGGTGCAGGAACTCCAGAGCGCCAGTGGGCTGCATGTTCCCGTCAACAGCAACACGGAACACCTTGAACGTTTGCCCAGGGAGGCTGTCACGGACATCGAGGGGGATGAACTCGTTATCAGATGCGACAACAATCAGCCAGCGGCTACCCTCTGTGTCGGTGTGAACGGCAGCACCAAGCACATGATCGAAATTGCCGGCGGCGGCCTCGTTGGTCAGGTCCAGTATGATATCCAGATCATGGAACACATAAGGCCGCGTCTTCCAGACCCGCTTGAAGCCCGAGAAGTCAGGGTCGTACTGATCCAGGCGATGCGCTCGCCCCGGTGGGCCAGACCAGGACAACACCAACTTATCGCTGTTGAACCAGTTCTTGTTGCCATAATTCCTGGCCTTGCCCCGCTCGATGAACAATTGGCCGCCATTGGGTAAAGCCGTCCATGCGCTATCTGTTCCGGAAACGGTGCCAAGCGGGTAGTTGATCGGCCCGTTCACATCGTCGAAGGGCTTACCGTAGGTCTCTTTCACTGCCGTGTAGTTGGTGCCTTGAACACCGGCATACCGGGCAGGCTCGAAGACGAAACCGAACAGACTGCAAGGCACCGGCTCTCGCTCAAAGCCGACAACCAGAGGCCCCGACTGGGTAAAGCGTACCAACACCCGGTCACCGGTTTTAAAGGCGGCCCCATCGCAGTCCATGTAGAGAATCGGTACTTCCGCCAGCACATCCTTTACGTTAATCGGCAGGGCCTGAGCGCTGGAAACTGCAGTATCCAGAGTCACATTGCAGACATCACCGGAAATGCTGGTTATCACGCCAACGCGGTACCGTGGTAGCCACTTCTGAACACCCGGGAGCAAGGCCGCATTGAAGTAGGTCTGAATGCCGGTCTGGGCAAGCGCCGGAAACAGGGCGCCATCGCGCCGGCGGTCATAATCAGCTGCTCCATTGAAGCCAGGCTGTATGATCACGCCCTGCCCGCCCTCGTCATTCACATCGACCAGACCAACCGTCCCGGACAAATCCAGCGTGTAATCGGCACACCAGGCTTCCAGCTCTCGTCCTTCCGGAATCGACTGCAGGAGATTCCTGCGCTTGAGCGCAGCCAGGTTCTCTGCGGTCAGGTCGGACACTTTAATCTGGGCCTGGCGGGCAGCGGATTGCAGCGGCACCAGCTCCCTCTGCAAGTCCACAATCTGTTTCCGGGCGCCATCTACCCCGGCCCGGTAGTCTGGAATCAACAGGTCGATCTTTCGCGCTACGTCTTTAACAGCATCCTCGGCTTCGATCAGTGCCACCTGAGCCGCGGGCAAATCAGTCGCAAGCTTGGCGATGCGCTCGGAAAGCCGGGTGATTTCATCCTTGATGCGCTGAATCGCAAGCTCTTGGCGCACCAGGTAACGCCCCTCCCCCAAGTGCCCCAGAATCACGCCCTTGCTCACCGCTCACCCACCTCGCAGAATTTGTCGTTTTCATTCACGTAGTAGTTAATGAAGTCGGCCTGAAAGGTTTCGCCCAGGGCATCAACCGTCATACCAGGCTGCAGGAAAAGATCGATCTCACAGAAGACCCGACGCTTGCCGTTCTGGGTGGTCTTCGATCGAACGGCTTTAAGAACCCGGTGACCGTTAGAAAAGGGCTTGCCGCGCCGGTATCCAGAGACAGTTAAGGTTCGGGAAAAACGACCGGCTGTTGGCTGAGCATTCTGAAAGTAGGCGCGCATTATTTCTTCGAAGTAGGTTTCCCCAGAAAGCAGCTTGTAGCCCTTCTGGATCACAAGGTCACCATCCTGTCTCGCATCAATCTCTGCCATGTATTGGTCAGCAGCAGGGATCACCGCCTGCAGGTAAGCCGAACGGCTGCCGGCCTGATTGGTGGCTTGCCAACTGGAGATCCCGCCTATAACCAGATCATTGAGGCCATTACGGGATCCGGTGATCACCAGGCGATAGAGCTCCTGAACCTCTACCGGAGGAAGCTTTGCCACCCAGTCCTGGTAACCGAGCACACTAACCTCAAGAGGAAATATGAAGTCGAATCCGACCTCAACGGGGTTAGATATCGCAAGGAACTCGGCCGTGATTGGGAAATCAACATCAACCTCTACGTCGTAGGTGATCGCATTGAGGCTGGTAACCAGCGGCTCTGCCACACCGTCCGTATTCATGGCGGTGACTTCAGTCGCTGTCACCTTTCTGTTCCAGATCGAGAAGTCCTGGAATATTCCGTCCAGCAGGGAGACGCCCAGGTATTCGTTGGCGGAGTCCTTAAAGGCGCCAATGAAGGAAAGGTCTGGATTCTGAGCCGTGTTGTAAATCAGAAACTCCGAAGACCCGGCCATCGTGAACACCTGGCTGCCATTGACGTAGATCTCGGTGCTTGTGGCGTTACCGGTAATGACGACATCGTGCCACTGGCCAGCGGTGAAAGGATCGGAGAACGCTGTGTATCCGGCATCGGTCGTTCCAGCTACAGCCCAAACATCACCGCTGTATACGTCCAGCAATACCCCTTTATCATCGCTCTCGCCCAGAAGGAAGATGGTGGACTGGCGCCCAGAGACCGTGTCGTAAACATGACTCCGGTGAAAGTACCTGAAACGAATGGTGATCGCAGACAGCGCCGAGCTTTCAGGCGAAGTCTGGAGCCTTATTGCGCAGATCTTGTTGGATGTCGCGCTGTTGCCGCCCCAGTTTGCACTTACGTCGCGCCCCTTCCCTGCTGGCGTCGTGACCACGGTTGCATCGAATTCCCCGGACGTGAGAGCCGCGGAAGCGACACACTCCCCATTCCACCCTCCGATTACGTCCTCCACGACTACACCGGCCGTTTCTTCCATCGGCCAGTAGTGGATCAGACCGTCCGCGTTGGCGGTAGCAAGATCAGGATACTTCGCCATCAGACAGGCATCCGGACGACACCAAAGGTGAGGCTCACAGGTTCCCCGGCAACGATGGTGCGAGGATTCACCGTAATCGGCGCCCCATCACCCGAACCGCCAGCCGGCAGATACATAATCTCTTCGCCGGACTTATTGAGGAACCGGGCCCACCCTGCTTCACCACCTGCCGGGGCTGCATCTTCATCAGTCCAACCGCTAAACGTGATAACGCCGTTGGACTCAGCGCCCACCGCGGCGCTCAACACAAACTCCGCCAGCAAGGTGTCTGAAATGGTGTTACCCATCGCAGCGGGCACGGTACCGGTATACAGCTGAATCTTCGGGCTGGCACCAGCGCCAGACGCCAGGTCATTCAGCACGGCCTGGGCCAGCGTGGTTCCAAGCGACACGCGAATCTTCATCCATCAATCCTCTTTTCAACCAGAATCTGAATCTGTGCCTCACCACTGCGCAGGGAGAACGGGCCAGGCGCACCCAGAAAGCAGCCTTCCTCCGTGGCAACGATCAACCGGTTGTAGGTCTTCGCCAGCCTCATCACCGTTTCTACCTTCTGGCGGTCGATTGCCGGCCAACTGATCGTCAGCGTTCGATCCGAGTCTGAGTACCCAAAGTCAGGAATGGCCGCCAGGCCGTCCAATGTGGGGGTGCGGCTGTTACGGCGCTCGAAGTTGGCCAGCCCGTCTGGGTCAACATCGGTCAGCCACACATGGCCTTCCAGATCAAACAGGGGTGCGGTTATGGAGACGTTCATTGGTTAAGCCCCAGCAGCATTTCTTCACCCTCAGCATTCACTTTCACCTGCAGTTGGCCGAGGATCTGATACCAGATGGCTTCTAGGTGCGGCTGAAGTCCAGGAGCGTTTACAGTGATGGCGGATTCGCCCCGGGATATCTTGCGGATCTTCTCTCTGATCAGGTCTACCTGCGCCTGGGTCAGCTTACTCTGGTCATCCAAGGCCTGCTGACGGTATTCATTTTCTTGACGGATCTGCCGGGCCAGATCTATCTGAGTTGACCGACTGGCGTTGTCGAATCCACCGAACAGATTGCTAATTACCGTGCCTGTGTTTTCGAACGTCTTGCCGATAGTGTCCAGCAAAGCTTCAACCTGTTTGGCATTGGCCTCCACCTCAGCAATATCCAAAGACACCTTAGCTTCGACGTTCTTGATCCGTTCATTGCTGGCGATCTTTTCCATCGCCACATAATAGTCTTCGGATTTTTCGACGAGCTTTTCGGTTTTCTTTGCGGCTTCCTCTACCGACTTGCCGGATTTCACGATGGTGCCGGAGAACGAGTTAACCTTGCCGGTCGCCTTGTCGTAGCCCAGCTGCAGCGACTTATTGTTGTCAGACAGCTCTTTCGTCGTTCTGGAGACTTCACCCAGAGCGCCACCGGAATCCCTTGCTGTGCGCTGAAGTTCGTCAACGGCGGTAGTTACTTTTCTCTGACTTTCGGCGACGTCCTCGCCAGACTGGGCGGCCCGGACAAGTTCATCCGCATAAGCCTGCCATTCTGACTGCTGCGCAGAAGTGGCAACCGTTGTCTTCTCCAGAGCTTGATTCAGAAATTCGCTTATTTCTCTGAGGTCAGCAGCGTCTTGTGATGTCCTGCGCAGCTCTGATGCATAGCCTTCCCATTCGCCTTTAGCGATGGCGATCTCTTCAGCGTTCAAATACTCATAAAGGGCACCGCCAATGGAAACACCAAGCGCATCTTCGATTTCGCCGATGATCCCATTGATAACGCTTCCGATACCGTAACCGATCCCCCCCGCACCCAAGAGAGCCAAGCCAACAAGGCCATATTGCCCAGCACCAGCAGCAATACTTTTAACGCTGTTGAGGTTACCGATCAGGGCCTTAAAGCCCTGAGCCCCGGCCAGAGCTGTTAGTCCAGTACCGATAGATTCCAGGCCAGAGCCCAGTCCACCAAGAAGCGGCAGAACCGTATCAATGGCCTTAGATAGGCCAAGCAACTCACCCACGGTCTGCTGCGTAGCGGAATCGAGATCCTGGAATTCCTCAATCCCTGCCCCAATCGCCGAAAACAACGGCTGCAGACCGCTGATAATCCCGGTTGAAACATTTGTCAGCGCTGTAAAAGCATCAACCACCTTTTGTAAGGCCTGCTGCAATCCATCCACAGTGCTCAGGTCGATATCACCGAAAACAGCAGAGAACGAATCCCCAAGCTCATCCCCGAGCCCGTCAAAGGCGGTCAGTAACTGGGAAAAATCCAGGCCCTCGAAAGCTTCAGGCAGATTTTCGGCAATGATATTCACCTGTTCAGAGAAACGTTCCAGGCCACCCCGAAGAGCGTCAAACAGCTTATCCGCGTTGTCACCCTGCAGGGCTTGCTGGAAGGCTTTCACCAGGTTAGTGGTTGCCTGTGTAGCTGCCTTCGTCTCGTCGATGTACTCCATTCCCGTGACTTTGGCCGCCGTGGTAAATGCGGCTCGAAGTTGGTTCAGGGCGAACTCTGCGGACTGGGTGCGAACCTCAAACTCCTGGAGCGTGGAACCACTAGCCTCCATTGCTACCTTGAGAATTTCCTCAGAGCGTTCAGCACCATTCAAAACCGCCAGAAATCGGCTCATCTGCTCGGCGCCGGCAATGACCGTTGCCACGCGCTGTTTCTCGTTGTCATCAAGGCTCTGGGTGGCTTCAATCAGGTCATACAGAACATCTTTGGTGTTTCGGCGCTGGCCGTCGATTTCAAGCTGAATGCCGAGCTCATCCTCCAGCAGCTCCTTTCGCTCCTTGGTTGGCTTGATGAGATTGGAGATTGCCGTTTTCAGGGCGTTGGCGGATTCGGAGCCTGAGCGAGTGACTTCCACCACGGGTGTGAGTAATGCGGCGGTTTCCTCGAAACTCAGCCCAAGCGTTTTGGCTACCGGGGCCAGAACCTTGAAGCCGTCTCCGAGCTGGGCCACTGAAGCGCCAGCATTGTTGGAAACGGCGTTCAGCACGTCCAGCAGGTTGGCGGCATCGGCAGCCGGAGCCTTGAAGCCCGCCAGCGTACCAATCAGCAGGTCTGCTGATTGCTGGGTGGTCAGATCCGCAGCGTTAACCGCCAGCAACGACTGTTCAACAAGGGTTAACGAGTCGTTGATATCGAAACCGGCCTGGCGAAAATCTGCCGTGCTTTGAACGATAGCTCCGGCATCCACTCCAAAGCGGGTAGACAAGTTGCTGAATGTGTCCGCGTAGTCGGCTGCAGCTCCCTCGTTGTCGCCCATCACTTTCTGCAGGTCAATCAGGGCCGCCTCAAAGCTAACGGCTTCCTTGGCTGCAAAGGTGAGAGCGGCAGCGCCCAGGGCAACCAGTGAGGTCTGCAACTTCAGAATACTGTCGGCTGCGCTCGCCAAGGGGCCGGTTATATTGCCAGTTTTATCTGCAAGCGCATCCAGATTCCTGCCTACAGAGGTGATGGCAGGACCGGTTTTATCGACACCGCCAAAAATCAGCTCAACCGTTTTTTTGAGGTCTGCCATGTTTTCTCCGGGCATAAAAAAACCCGGCACATGGCCGGGTTTTGGGAATCTGGTTTACTTAGCGGCAGATATTGTCTCTGTGCCGCCGGGCTTCTCGTATGCGTTGTTCGTGGTACACCTTGTCACTCTGGCTGTAGCCTTGGCGCCTCTGGTCTTCCCAGCGTTCCTCGGCACTTTTCAGCCTGTCCTTCGCTCCCTGGCACACGTAATCAGGGCGGTTGTCGTAACCCTGGCGGATATCAGACACCCTCTGTTCGTAACGCTGCTGGGCGTTGTCCAGGCGCTCCTGCCGGTTCTTAACCTCCAACTCCCGGGCGCGGCGAACAATATCCGACTCCACCGGCTGATCCGGGGATGAGCTGATGGTGTCTCGGATCTTCACTTCCTGTTGCTGACCGGCCGGCGGTTGGGTACCGAAGTGCGTAACACCGTTCTCATCAGTCCATTTGTAGACCTGGGCAACGGCGGAGAATGAGAGTGAAGCCAAAAGCAAGGCAAGAAAGCGCATGGGTTTACCTCCATGTAACGGTTTGTAAAAACCTAGCATACTAACTCTTGCTGTGCGCCTCCAGCCATCGGCACCACAAACACATCTCGGTTTCCGTAAGATAGCCCTCTGGGAAGACATCGGGCCGCGTCTGGAACAGGTAGCTGCCCTTGCGATCCGCCAGCGCTAGGCTGGCTTGGATGCCCGGGTCTTTCCAGAGGGCCTGCGCTTTACCTGGGCAACCTTGCCCTGGCCGGTCAGGTCGTAGATGTGATTGGAGACTTCAAGGAAATCCATAGGGTACGCATCGGCAATGCGCACCACATCCTGAAACTTCAGCTGCGGCTCAACCACCGCCATCTGCACATGGGCCAACTTTTTGGCCAGGGCCTGCGGCGTGTCATCGCCCAGGCCGAGCCCGTCCAGCAGCGCTTGTGCCTTTTCAGACTCAGAGCCCGCCAGCCGTTCAGCAACCTTCACCAGCAACTTGCTGTTGTCCGCCTCGGCATCGGCGCGGGCCAGCTCATCCGCCGTCAGGCCCCGAACCTTGAACACCACCGGCACAGGCTGTGCCTGATCGCCCTCGCCTTCATAGCCGCCAAATCCGCCAGCGGTAAGCCCAGCCAGGGGAACGTCCTGTTCCCGCGGCTGAAACTTCGCCTTGCGAAATGCAGCAAGGTCGAAATTGCTCACAGTGCTACCTCTTTGCCTTTCTCATCCACGTTGATGGTGCAGGCCGCCACAATGTCGCCGCCGGCCGGGTAGGTCCGGGCAATGGACAGAACGCCCTGTTCAATGAAGTGCTGCGGGCGGGTCTTGTCCGGATAGAACCGGAAGTACAGGTTCTGGCCCTGAACGCTGGCGATGGTGTCGCTGATACCGTCCGTCAGGTCAACGCTGAAAGTGGCGTTGTTCAGGCTCTGGGAACGGGTGTTCTTAACCCGGGTGTAGGTCTGCTTACTGGATGAGGAATAACCCACCTCAGAAGGCACGAAGTCGTATGCGTCGAACGCCTCAATGAACTCTGGCGTTGCGAAGCTGGCGAACACACCCTTGGGAGTCTCACCAGTGTGGATCTTTGGCAGTGGCGAACTGAACTGAACCGCGCCATTGATCGGGTCGATGGTCGGGATCGGGAAGGCTGCGCTTTCCTTATGCCGGTTGACCAGCTGGAAGATTTCGCCTTGGGCCACAGGGCCGGCAGTGCCGCTGCTCAGGCGCACCTGGCCAAGCTCGATAGAACCAACCGGAATCAGCGGAGGGCCGCCAGCCGCGCCACGGGTTTCCACGAAGCTGGTGCCTTCAGTGCCAGCCACTGCAGTTACATCACCGGCAGCATTACAAACGATGCTGTTGATCATATGGGTATCGGTGCCGGCCCGGGTAACGGCAACGCTGGCTTCTGCAGCAACCGCCAGCTCCTGACCACTCACGAACGCTGTGAACGCAGCAACCGCCACCGCATCATTACCGCTGGCCGGGGTGATGGCCGCTCCAGTGATCACGCCATCAGGCCGAACCACCGGGGCAAAGCCAGCGGCCTGGGACCACAGCTCTTCACCAGATTCGAAAAGCTGCGCATCACCAGAATCGTTGGTCAGCGCAGTCATAGGAAAAGCATTCTGCCCGCCTTCAAATTCGAGCAGCGCGTTGTCTGTAGACATAATTTATTCTCCAAGTGCTGGAAGCCCGAGCGGGCGTTTACGGACGTTTGGGCACAAAAAAGCCCGCTCGGGGCGGGCTCGTTGTGCGAGGGGTTGGGTTATTGGCTGAATGGGTCACCGTTGGCGGTTTTGAACACCACATCAATGGTCACTGAACAGCCGATGACTTTCAGGCCGGATACTGGCGTGAGCACCATGGCATTTACTTCTGTCATGGACTCAGCCAGGCCGCCCAGAGTGGTCTCAGGATTGCCAGAGGAGTCATTGAAAAGGGCCTGCATCACCTGGCCATACATCGCATTGGCGGCGACAGCGTACGGCTTCGCCGCATCCGCCTTCAGGAACTCAACGACCACCGGCATGGTGTGCTGGTTCGTTCGGTACCGGGTCTTTTCCGTGTCGTGCTCCCCGTCCCACACACAGACAAACTCGTCTTCATCGGCATAGGTTTCACGGCGCAAAACATCAACGGCAGTTAGGCCATCCAGTCTCGCGACGATGGCTTTCACAACCTGCTCACGAATGGTGTCCACTACAGGAATCCTCGATCAATTAGCCCAACCTGACGTTTGAGTTCACCCATCATTTTCTCCGCGGCAATCTGCTCTACTTTGCCCGCCAGCCCTGGGGTCTTCTCGTAAATGGTTGGAACACCTGGGCCAGACTTCCGCCGATATGGACCAAATCCGTTGAAGCGTGGGCTGTCCACGTTGGGCTCGAACACCCCGGTGTATCGCTCTTTGATCAGGGTCCAGATAAATGCGTGACGGTAACGTTCGAGTGGCTGGCCCTTCCAAATTCTGAAAGAGACGCCTTTGGCCGTTTGCCTGGCTTTGTATTCAATCAACGAAATTGGCTCACCCTTGAGTACAACCTTCGCACTCAGGGCGCTAATGCTGGTCGGATAAACCTTGGTGTGTTCCCGAATTGTCTTCTTGGTGAGATTGGCCTTCTTCGCCATCTCATCAACGCCGGTCTTCTGTCCTTGTTTCGCGCCGAAGTTAATCGAACGCTGGATGGCTTTCCGGCTGCTGTTTCGGTACGCAGTCATCAGAGCCCGAACTTCAGCCAGGCTACCCGGCTCAATCTGAATCGTTACCCCGCTCATTCCTCAATCACCACCGCTCGAATGGTATACCCGTCATTGCTAAGCTTTTCCTCCACCACCCAGGACTGAGCGCCCACATCGATCACGTCGCGCTTTTTGAGGGTGCCAACGTCCTCGGTGAGCATTTCTGCCTCGGTTCGGCGTTCCGGGGTTTGAGTCTCGCCAGCGGTGGTGAACTCCACATCACGGGAAAGGTGAACGTGCAGATCGGGCACCACTTCACCGCCGTTGTACCGGGTCAGCGCGCAGGGTACGCCCTGACTTTCCAGCAGGCGGCGGGCCGATCGCTTGAAGGTTCTTTCGCTCATAGGTCAATCTCCACAAACTGAAACGGCCCCGGAATGGGGCCGCTTGGATTTGCAGAGATCAGGCGGTGAGCTTGATCACTGCGCCAGGGCGGGTGCAGATCATGAGCAGGTTGGACTGAGACTCCAGCTCAACCCCTTTATTCATCCGCAGCGGTTCTACCTTGGAGTAGTACGGCAGGCCGTTGGTGCCCACAGTCTCCATGTAGTTCGCCGGAGCGAAGCGACCGATGAACAGATCAGACACACCTTCAGGAACAGCGTAGGCCTCGCCGTCAGCGATGAACTTCACGCCGCCAACCTGGCCGCGATACTGCTCGAAGATCGCGCCGCCAAACTCAAAGCCACCGCGAACGTCATCGCGCAGTGCGGCGCCGTCCTGCCAGCGCTCATAGGCCGCTTTAACTTCAGGATGGCCTACCAGGTTTTTGAAGTAGTCGCGGCCACAGAAGACGCGAACTCCAGTGAACGGCACGCCGTCCAACTTGTCCTCGATCTTGTCCAGCAGCTCCAGCACCTTGTTGCGCACCTTCGTGGTGTTGGTACCCAATACCAGCGAGTGGGTGGTCTGGCTCACGCCGAAGCGGTTGAACAGGTCCAGAAGGACGGTGCTACCGTCAGCGTCCATGATCTGGCCCTTGATAGCGCCAATCATGTGATGCTCAAAGGTGGCATCCAGCTGACGCCGGTGCTTGGCTTGGCGCTTGGCAACGTAGTTTGCCACCGCCTCTACCTCGGTCTCCGTGCCAAAGGCCCGAAGGTTCTGGATCTCATCCGCCATGATGGTGGATGTCTGCGGCAGGTGCAGAGTGTTGAAAGGGATGCTTTCACGCTTGTCGGCGTTAACAACAAGCCCCGGGGCGCCACGGTCACCAGCTGGCACCAAGGCAAGCGTTGCGCCTTCCTTTTCAATGCTCAGAGAGGTGGTGTTGATGCCGTCGTTGTCGAAAAGGCCAAGGGCACCGATGCGGCCGGGTACGTGCGCCTGCTCCATAATGGAAGCAGTCAGGCTTTGCAGGCTGAATGCATCGTCGTTGAAAATGTCCAATGAAGCCATGTTGTTTCTCCTGATTTCAGAATTGGTTCAGCTGTTGGCAGCGATCAGCGGGCGATAATGCCCACGGCGGCCAGATCGGTGATCGCGTCGGCGTCTTCGCCAGTCAGCAACGCTTCAGAGACTTCGGCGTCACGGACAATAGCCGCGGCTGAAACGTCAGCGTCGGAGCCGTCAGCGGCGGACCAGAGCACGGCGGCGGCAGTTTCGGTTCCGTCAGAGGCGCCAGCCGCGTAGGCGGTGTACTTTCCAGACGCGGTGATTTTTCCCAGCACCTGGCCGGCGGGGTATGGGCCGCCAGTCACAGTGATGGATTCACGGGAACGACTGCCGTTAGCTTCTGAGACCAGAAATTCACCGGCGCGGGTTGCTTCAGTAGCCATGATTAACCTCCAGGGTTATCGTTGGTTCAGTTGGTTGTATGCCTTCGAGAAGTCAGGCTGTTTTGCTTTGCCCGGGCCGGGCGTGTGGTGATGATCCAGATCCTGATCAGTCAAAGCTTTCGCCTCAGTGATCGCGGTCCGGAGCATCTGTGTGGGATTGGAGATGTGCTGCATCAGGACATCAGCGTCCAGTCCGCCAGCAGCGGCAATGTCTTTCACTTCTGCGGCGAGCTTCAGGCGGGCCTCAACGGTGGCAAGCGGGAGCTTTTCCTTGGCCATGGCAACGGCCATGGATTCCAGGCCAGCCTCGGCACACATGGAGATCACTTCGTCTGCAGTTGCGACTACTGGGTTTTTGAAGGCTTCAAGTTCTGCCTTTAGCTCGCCAAATTCCTTCGTCAATGACTCAGCCTTGGCCTCGAACGCTGACGCGGTAGCCTTTGCGGCCATAAGGTCAGTTTGCATCTCAAACACGACTGCATCAGTGCATGCAACAGCTTTAAGCTTCTCGCTCTTGGCAGTGGCAAACCCCCATTCAAGGGCTTCGTCCGCACCCATATAATGATCACCCTGCTCAAGCAAGTTGCGAATTTCTGCTTCCGACTTACCTGTTCGGCTGGTGTAGATCTCGATGATGGCGCTTTCGATATCATCAACCCGATCTGCATGATTCCTCAGATCCTCAGAGGTGAACCAGCCCTGCAAGCCGGTGGAGGGCTTGTGCGTCATTACGCGGCTACCCAGAAGCATGGTCCTGGTATCGCCGGACAGAAGGATTACAGAGCCAATACTTCCGGCCAGCCCTTCGACTGTTACGTGCACCTTGGCTTTGTGCTCAATGAGGTAGTTGGCAATCCTGATTCCGGAATAAACATCACCACCCGGGGTATTCAGTTTCAGGTGGATATCGGTCAGATCGCCAAGGGCATCAATTGCTTCAATAAAATCCCGAGCCGATTTCTCGCCAAAGAAATCCACCACCCAATCAGGGGTCCAATCTGAGGCAATGATTTTGTCAATGGTCACGTCAGCCTTACCGTCTCCGGTGGCCAAAGCTTTGAACCAGGTCATGGCTGTTCCTCTTCGGTGAGCTCCGCCTTGCGGAGCATGTCTGACTTGCGTTTGCGGGCGTTGACGTTGGCCTGCTGGATATCCTTACCGCGATAACCACGCTTGGCGGTGGCGGCGTCCAGGCTTTCCAGGTCGTTCTCGATTTCCTTCACGACTGCGTTAACGTCTTGCTCAGGGTGAATGTGCGGCCAGCGCTGGGTGCGCCAGTCACGGCGGTTGTAGTCGTCATACCGCTCGGCATAGCCAGGGGCGCGAACGGCACCGGTCAGAACGGCGGCATCGGTGAACCAGAACCCAACCCGCTCACACACCTGATGGATGGCCAGATGATCCTGGGCCATTTCGATCTCGCGGCGGTATTCGTTGATCATGGCCCGGTACACACGATCATTGATGTTCTTCCAGTCACCGGTCATCAACTCATAGAGCGACTTGGTTCCGGCAGCGATGGCCAGCAGTTGCTGGCGCTGGAAGTCGGAATAGCCGGCACCGGTGTTGTCGCCATCGAACAGAGTGAGCTTCTCGCCGGCGGCGCCAGTCAACACAGTGCCGGGCTGGGCGTTAATCTCTGGCAGAGGGTCGTCGCCATCCACTGGCTCACCGGTGATCGGGTCAAAGTTCCAGTCGTTTTCACCGGAGTATTCTTTCTGCAGAAAGCCAGTGAAAGGCGCCCGGGTTTCCTTACGCACCAGTTCGCTGTCTTCGTAGCTGTCATAGGTCTTGGCCCGCAGTAAGGCCTGAACTACGTCCGGCTCTCCCCTCACCTGCCCGGGGCGAATCGGCAGATAGTGGTGAATCACCTGGCTTGCCGGAACCCGGATGGTTTGCCGCGACATCATGCTGCCGTCCGCATCCTGCGGATGCTCGGTATACATGTGGTAGGCCACGCGCTGACCGCGCTTATTGAACTCAATGCCGGCGATGATGCGGTTACCATTCGGGCGGGTTTCGTTCATCGTCTCCGGCACATGGTCCGGTTCGATAACCTGCAGCTGAATCGGAACGGCCATGCCAAACGATGCCGGCCGGGAGCGCAGACGGATGAACACTTCGCCCGCACTGCGGCGGCTACGACAGGCCTGTGCCAACTGGCCGTAGAAATCCAGAACACCGTCCGGGCTGGACATTCCCGTCCACGGCGTCCAGAGATCGGACAGCCCTTCGTTGAAGTCATCGTTGCTAGACTCGAACAGCGGCGTAATTCCGGTGCCGATCTCGTTGGCCACGTTCCGGCTAATGGCGCGTTCAAGCCACGGGTTATTCCGGTAGGCTTGGCGGGCCCGGTTGCGGAGGGTATTCAGGCTGCCATTCAATGCGCGGTTCGGGCCGGTGGCCGGGGCGCTCCATCCGGAGGCCCGGCGGCCTTGGGTGGCGCCTTCATACGCCTGGGCTTTGAACTGTGGCACTTCACCAGCGCGAACACGGATTCTTGGCTTGGTCACCTTAAACCCCCTTGTTCACATTCAGGCGAACCCCGCGCTTGGGCGCTTTGCCGCCTTTTGCATCGAGCGATTCTTGAATGTGTTGCTTTGATCGCATCAGCTCGTTCATGGAGCGGTACCGGACGCGCTTTCCGTCCGCAAACTGTACTTCCAGCTCGCCGGTCGCAATCGCGTCATTGATTGCTGTCAGATCGTCCTGTGTAAATGCCATCACTGAAACCTGATTCGGGAGCGCCGTTTCTGGCGTTGAGCCGGTGGCACTGTTGATTTGCGGGTTGCGGAGCGTTCGCCATCGGCCTGGATCTCGGAGTTGTTGTCCCAGTCCCGGGCCCACGGCGGGGGCGACGCCCAGTTGATCTTGTCGTAGCCGTAGAGCGTGGCCACCACATCGGCGTACACACAGAGGTCAAAGGCTTCGTTGGGGGCTTTACCTGGCTTCTGCCACTTACCGTTGGTCAGTCGCTGTTCGTACGTCAGCTCGTCAAAGAACCATTCACCCAGCCAGTCCGGGAAATGGAAGTAGTTCGGGCCGGGTTCTTCTCGCTCAAGGGCGTTGCTGATCGTGTCTTTCACCAGGTTGGTGTTGATCAGGTACAGCGGTACATCGCCCTTGGCGCTGGCGTGTCGGTCTTTCCGGCCGGTGTTGTCTGGCCAGGTTTCCTTAACCCGGGGCGCCGAGCGGGAACTGCCGCCCTTTAGTAGCCGTACCTTTCGGTGCAGGCCCTGGCGTTTCAGGATTCGGTAGAACTGGTATGCGCTTTCAGTAACCGAGGCGTGGCCGCCGTTCTTGCCTTCACCACCAGTATCGATGCCAGTAGCCAGCACCGGCATTTCACGGCCACTGCCGTCCGCCAGCGGATACTTTCGGGTGATCACGTGGGTGATCAGCAGGTTCCAGTCCTCGATATGGCCTGCAGGATCAATTCGCAGTTTTTCACCGTTGTCGTCGGTTCTCTCCGACATCCGAAGGCTAAACCGGTCGATAACCCAGCGCTCCCGGTGTTCGCCGTAGCCAAATACCTGGACCACGAAGCGGCGCTTCTTGCCGCCCTGCACATCCACTGAAGCAAACAGGCTGCGAACACCTTCCGGCACCACACGTTCACCGAGAGATTCCGCACGCTCCTGAATGGCGTCACGGCTGCGAACGTTTTCCGCTTTCCGGTATCGGTACGGGCGGCCCCAGTCAACATTGACGACTGTTTTCAAGTCTTCTTGGGAACCAGTCCTTTCGTATACTTCCTCAGCCCTGAGATACTTGGCCGCTAGCTCTTCCCATGTTTGGAATGTTGCTGCAGGACCTTCCATCCAAAAGGATGCAATACGACTTTCCCGCGGGGATCCTATCAGTTCGCCAGAAGTCGTCAGCGTGCAACCTTCTGGAACCCATTCTGCCGATTTGTTTCGCTCTCGCTTCCCTTTCGCAAGTACCCCGCAGTGAGGACAAAAGGGTTTCGCTGCCTGGATGTTAAAGTGCTCAAAAATCGGCTGATACCATTCAGAACAGCTTTCACACTGCCAGTACAACCGCTCCCTGGTTCCAAGATCATAGAGCGCCATAGCCCCTTTTACCGGGGGAGCTGCGTGCGGGTATTTAGGGTCCGGCTTCCAGTCTGCATCCTCTATGTCCCAGCCAGGCGATGTTTCAACAAGGGTCATGCCTGATGACATAAAGGTCTGTGTCCGCTTGCTCGCAAGTTGAAACGGGCTACCGCCTCGGTTCAAGCTGAGCGCAAGCCGGTCATAGTCAGTGAGGGTTACAAAACGATAGTCAGAGCTTGAAAGAACATTTTCCGTTGGCCACTTAATGCCGAGATAGTTTCCAGCCTTGAATGTCTTGTCATGGACGTTATTGTCATGCCCTTGTGAGCTCATTAACGGCGCCAACTTTGGGGAGTTGCGCAGCATCCGATCAATACGCTTCTTGCTGTACTCTCGAGCCTTTTCCTCGCTGATCTGAACAATCAGCATATCGCCGGGATCACAGCTGACCACGTAGGCCACCCACCCATCCAGAAGGCAGTTGGTCTTTCCGGAACGGGCAGGACCAATAAAGATCACAGCGTCATACTTCCGGCTGGACAGGCAGTCCATCGGCCGATTCATGTAGGGCGTTAGATCTTTGCGGAACTGATCGATCTTTCCGCCGCCATCTACGACCTTCATGTTCTCTACGCAAGCATCGCTAACGTTGATGCGACGAGGCGGCTTGATAAGTTCAGCGACTTGGCGCTTGATTTGTGATGCGCTGGCAAGGGAGCCCATTACTCGGCCTCGTCTTCCTCATCCTGCAGGATTCTCATATACATCTGTTCGCGAAGCGTATCGACCGTCTCCTGGACGCGAATTACAGAATCAGGGGGAAGCTCGCAATCGCGCTCAAGAATGTCTGGCAAGCTGTCGAGCGTCGTTGTCACCGACTTTGCAAGCTGACTCATTTCGAGATGAACCTCATCGACCGGGATAAGCTGACGAAGCTCTTTCTCAAGCTTTACCCGTTCGTTCTCCGACTGATACCAGGCTTTCCGCTCTGAGGGCGGTAGGTTCGACGGGTCATCTTCCGGGTCGAATAGAACATGTTCAGAAAACAGGGCCGGCCCAACGTCACGAAGTGCGTATGTGGGATAGCCGTTCTTTTTGCCGCTCGGTGTTATCCGACTGTCTTCAAGGCGTCGAGCAACAGTCTTGCGGTCCATGCCGAAGGCACGGGCAATCTGACTGATCGACCAGTTGTGCGCATCAGCAATGCTGTTGACTTCGCCTGCCACATCGTTCTCGCTCGTTGCCTCGGATACTCAGATGAATCAGATTTAAGTGATTGTTTTTACAGGCACAAAAAAAGACCTCTGGTGAGGCCTCATATGGCGCCAAAAATTTTACGAAAACCGCGTGGTTGCACCGTCCCCGCGGGGTTTTGCCGGCCCCAGGGTCCCCGGAGATTTCCGGCCAGGGACAGCCGGGGCGGGCTTCACAGCTCGGGCGGGCGCTGTAATCTTCACGCCGACACCACAAACTCGGTGGGGCCATCGGAAACGCAGCGCACCGCAGTCACAACTGAGGCCATCACAGCGCTTGTGAATGCAGAAACATCCCCGGCATCCCAGGGACGGGCCTGGGGGGAGCCGGTTTCCAAATCCTCAACCGTGGCCTGGGTCCACTCAACGCGGGCGGATCCGCTGGAAGGCGCGACACTCAGGCAAACATCGCCAATACCGGAGGGGATGATTAGCCAGTCACCTGTAGCGGCGTTCACTGTTTCGGAGTGGAAATAGTGCTGCTTTGCGTCGGCATTGGTTGCAAAGGCTTTGTCTGTCTCATCGGCGGTAAGTGTGTTCACTGGCATGGCGGATTACCTGAATAGTGGCTTAAACAATGACTTTTCGAGCGCTGAGAATAGGGAGTGGAACAGGCCTTCACCCTCAACCACAACGCTGCCACCTGATACCGTTATGGTCCGGTTGAACTGATAGGCCTGGCCGGTCTCAGGAACGAACACGCCCAGCGTGACCGTGGTTGAACCATTGGCAACCGGGGTGGCATAGCTGGAAACGTCCTTGTGGAAGCCATCGTCTGCTTCCAAGGCGTTCCAATTGATGGTGACGACAGAAGCATTGGCATCCGCGATCACCTTCCACTCATAGGGCTGAGTGGTTGCGTAGGCGTTGGGATAGCTCAGCGAGTTTTCGCTGTACTCCGCCTCAGTCGCTGGGTGTGTCAGCTGGTCCCGGTCGTAGCTGTTGGCGTAGGCAATGGTTGCGCCGGCGGTGGTGCCATCCACGCCGACCACCAAATCGGCCGTGTCATCGTCGGCAATCAGGGGTGGTTCGTAACTGTAGGTTTCGGTACCGGCCCCGGTGTTTTCAGAAACAAAGGTGATGTTGCTGCCGGCTTCACCGTTGATGGTGATTCCTGTTGGCGCATTCTCGTTGCCAGACAGGGTGAAAGTAGCTGTCTGGGATTCGTCGGTGATGTCGTCAGCGGCGGTGATTGAGGGGCCGGCTGCCACCTGTACATCAAGACTGAAGCCGTTGGTGTAAGCAAAGGCGTTCAGCTCAGTGTTCGTCAGAGTCAGTATACCGTCGCCAGGTACAGTGCCGGTAAATACAACAGGCGCTTCTACTGGATCAAGAGCCCCGGAATCCGTATAGGACTGGGGCGTCGTGTCGGCGTTTGTTACACCGTACTGGGTGGACCGGCTGCTTCCGTTATTGCCTGCAGCCTTCAGCGTATACGGAGCACCAGCTGGCAAATTCCCAATCTGAGCCGTGTTACCCACATCAACGTAGAAGGCCGAGCGCCACCACTCGAGCGGAAAGTCTGGATCAGGACTTGAGGTTGCCCAAGCCAAAGCCCCAGTGGCCCCGCCGAATGCTGTTGGGTGGGTGAGCGTATAGCCAGTGGGGGTGCCGTCAGGCTCTTGCATATCAGCAACCACCACCCCGGTTGCTGACGGGTCGCTGACATTGTTAAAACCCGCTAGGGCGCTAAAACCACTCGCAGAAGCGTAATAGTTGACCTTTACAAACGGCATCAGTCCCAGCTCCCGATGAGAATCTTGTTGTCGTCGTTATCAGCAACCCACAAGTGCTTACCGGACAAGCTTGAAAACTGCCCATTCCGCTTGAAGAACGTTAGGTCATCAGCGATCCATGCTGTTGGCACCTGGATCTCCATTGCCTTTTGCTCGCCCGGGTTCCATGCCGGCTTGTCCGTAATGTAAACGCGGCACCAGGAGTCATCGATATAAAGGACGTTTGTAAACCAGCGGGCATAACCAGGATCCGCCCAAACCTCGAAATTCATTACCTTGTAATGATTCCAGCGATAAGCAGGGTCTGACGGATCCAATCCGTTATGGGAGTCCTGATTGAGTCTGGAGAATTTCTCTACACCATCCAAAACGCCATACATGCTGGCGTCCGTTGCCCCAGCTGCCGAGGAAATCTCGTGGTACTCCTCTTGTACCTCCCAGTGTTTCGCAGCCCAAGCTGTTGAAAGCTTGTACATCTCTGAGTCGTATTCGCCCGCCGCGTCGCCGAGGAATTGAAACCTATAACTATTCGCTTGATAGTAGTTTGGCGTGTAGGGGGCTCCCGCAACACTCTGGGCGGACTCTGACTGCCAGCGGTTTGCCTTTAGGTTGGGTGCGTAGAAGGTGGGGTCAGATGTAATCGCTTCGATTCTGGCGTTCAGATCAGCAATCGTAAAATCATTATAGGTATCCAAATACCTGAAATACTTTCTCCCGGCATTCGGGGGAAGAGTCAGCGTCTTGTCGCCATCACCGGCGAACAGCGGATCAGTGCCTTTACCACCAATGCCGGCGTCCATAACCATGGCATGCGTTGCGTTAGGCCTTTTGATTTCTGTGCTCGGCCCTGAAGAAGCATTCCAGACAAGAGCCTTTTGATTGCGGCTCAGAGCAGGATGCGGCTGATCCGAACCTGATCCGAAGTCAAAGAACCAAACCGGTTTCGCCGCATTGGGCTTGATGCCAAATCTGGATTGAGCATCGTTGATCGTGAATGTGCCATCACCATTGTCAGTCAGGGTGAAGCCTGGTTGCGCGGCAAAGCCGGAGACCGCACCACCACCTTGACTCAGAGCCATCGCCAGATTCCGAGAAGCAAGGATGTTCGCCGGCGAATCTGAGGTCAGCATTCGTATTCCTCACTGGATTTGATAACACCAAGCCACGCTACCCCGTCAACATTCTTTACATGAATGCGCAATCACTGGCTCTAACGCCCTGTTTTAATTGACTAGGCAGGTTTCTTGCTTTGGCTTCGCCCTCGTCATTTATCAAGGACAGAACCATGAAATGGATGCTTTTCGTTGCACTTATCGTCGCTGGGCCAGCTAAGGCAGCACTTATTGAGTATTCGTATGATATGGAAACCTACAAGCTCGGCCTTGGAACCGGTGTAGTTGAATCTAAAGCCGGAATCGCGACACTGCTTGTGGATACCTCTACCGAAACATTTCTGCAATTCTCGTACAACAGTGGCTTTGCTAACCTTGTCGCAACGAGCGCAGTCGCACCGATCATATCGATCCCACCAGTCGGAACTGCCCAGTACGGCTTTTCTCTGATTGCTTCGTTCAGCGATCCCAGCACCAAGATCTGGCAGTTCTACATGGAGCACAATCAAGGAGACTTTAACGGCTCGGTCCTCAATTACCTGGACACGCTCAACTCTGCTGAAACAATTTTCGACTTTCAGCTTGTGGGCGACGAACACTGGTACGGGGGCGTGATCAGGGCTGCCACGAAACGCGTAATTTCAGTTCCTGAACCAGCCGCTCTATCCCTGCTCGCCCTTGGTCTAGCGGCTATCGGTCTCAGGCGCCGACTGGTTTAACTGGTTGACTCGCTCGGCCTGGTCCTTGTCCCAATCCAGAGCGTCCAGCTTGTCGTCATTGCAGGAGGTGATCGTGTCTTTCAGAACTTCCACGTAGTCCGGGCAGTAGCCAATCACATTAACCTCCGGCCCGGGCGTTGGAGTCGGTTGCAGGTACTCCGCTGGCACCGGCTCCCGAACGTACACGGTCCGGGTCAAGTACTGTGTCTCGGCGCATGATGTCAAAAACAGCATCAGGCCAAGGCTGGTTAACGCAGTCCGGAGCATCTTTCATTGCCTCTTCGAGTTCGCCGCGCACTTGGGCCAGTTCGTGTTCGCGCTTTGCAAGGCGATCCTGGCGTTCCAGGGCTTTCTGATCTCGCCATGCAATGGCTGCGGTCAGGGAATCAATGGCCAACAGGTTCTCGCGGCTGGCATTGGCTGCCTGGCTGAGTAGCTGGCTTTGGTGAGCGGTCTTCTGCAGCAGCTGCTCCCGGTCATTCCAAAGCCACCAGAACGCCCCAGCAGCAACCACCACCAGAGTTCCGATGACCGGCAGCAGGTATGGGGCTGCTTTGGCCTTGAGGGCTTGCAGGATCATTTCTTCTGCCACTCAGCGACGGCATTGCCGCCGTAGTAGTACAAAAGGTTCACGGAGAACACCCAGGCCAGGGTTTCAGCCAGGGGGAGCATGGCCACCGGCACACGGCCGCCGAACATGCCAATCAGCAGCGCGGTCAAACAGGCCAGACTGAAGTAGGCCATCAGGCGGCGGTGATACCACCACTGATTGGGATTCGGGTGACTATCTGCCATTGCTGCGGCTCTGGTATTCGATCAGACGATCAAGCTTGGCGTTGATCATCCGGAGATCGGTTCGGAATTCGTCGTACTGGCGTTGTGCGCTTGCCTGGTCTGAAACGCGGGCTTCCTGCAGGTGCTTGATGTTCAGTTCTGTTTGACTGATGCGGCTCTCCTGGCCAGCCAGGTACCAGATACCCCACAGCACAAAACTGAACGTGGTCAGGATATGGGCAACACCAATACCCTTATCGAGGTGCCAACGGTCTGAGCGGTCAGTGTCAGGCATCCGTAGTCCTTAGAAGCTGATTCGGTGGTCAAACCACCCGAAAACAAAGGATTCGTTGCGTTCGCGCTCCTCGGCAAGCTCTATATACCGGGTGCCCTGCAGGCAGTTCAGCGCTTTCATCAGAACGTCTTCGCCAGTCCTGCCCCGGCGGTCCAGGTAGTCCTTGAGTGCACCAAGGGTGCTGTTCCCGATCAGGCCGTCTACCGACAGGTCGCTGTAGTGCGTGCCCTGGCTGTTCAACGCGTTCAGGCTGCGCTGCAGGAACTTGCCCGCCCATGCAATACCCATGTTGACCCCGGTATCCAGCAGTTCCTCGGCAACCTTCTGGCTCAGCATGGCCACGCGGTCGAAGTTCGGAGCGGTCCAGTACTGATCCTTGTAGATGGCGATAGCCAAAGTCTTCGGCATGTGCGACATAGGACCGTCGAACTTATGCAGCCGCGCCACCTTCTCGGTGATGCCATACATGGTGGGGCCGCCCTTGTCGTCTGCGTGATCGACATAAGCGCCTTCGCGCTCAATCAAGTCATCGATGATTTGAGTGAGTCGGCGCATGGCCGGGCCTCCAGAAACAAAAAAGCCACCGCAAGGGTGGTAGGGGTCTGCTGGCGCACAGGTCGTCAGGTATTCGGGCTGGCCGCGCTGAACGGGGCCGTAACTCTGTCTGCACTTACGGACTGGCAGAAGAGATAAACAGGCACAAAAAAACCGCCAGCTCTTTCGAGGGCGGTTTCTTGTGGGGCAATACTTTGAAGTTACTAATCAGTGTATTCGTTTGTGACCGGTTGTCAAGCAACCTGGCTGACCGGTTGTAGAACATTTTCGATCTGCTGATAAGCACGGCTCACCCGCTTACGGTAGGTGTCCTGGGACAGCCCCAAAAGCTCGGCGCAGTAGGCAGTGGTGTAGGTGATCTCCAGCCGCTTCTCGTTGAGAGGATCGATGGCCACAATCCGAGTTTTTCCGCGCAGGAGCTTGTCCAGGCATACTGCTTCCTGGTGGTCTTCCGCCAGCTGGCCGACGATGCTGTCTGCTTCAACCATTCGGCTGGTTACTTCCTGGAAGCGGATACGATCGACTTTCGCGGCCAGGGTGCAAAAACCACTGAAGCCAGAGCCCCGCGGGATCTCACCGTGCGACTGGTAAATACCCAGAATGTGCCGCCCCTCATGGGCGATATCATCTACCCGGCGGATGGCCAGCAAGTAGTCGATGAAGTTATCCACCACGGCCTCGGCCTTTGCCCGCAACTCTCTCTGCTCTGCCGTCTTCCGGTTCTGCTCAGCCATTCGATTCGCCCTCGCCCTTTCTCTCATTGATCCAGTCAGCCCGCCAGCCAACATACCGATAATCGTTCACTTCGCTTTTGTACTGCCTTGCGGCATTTCTGGTGATGGATTCGTAGACTGCTGGCGGATACTTCTTCTGCAACTCCGCCAGCCGGGCCTTGTAAGATTCACGGTCTCCGGTGTGCGCCAGATCGATCAGCTTGTTGGCCTCGATGTGTTCCTTCAGCACGGAGCTGCCTTACGCCACGCTGCCCAGCCGGCCGATAAACTCCCGGCTCAGCTCGTTATACAAGTCATCGATGGTTCCGTTGTTCTCGATCAGCCAATCACCGTCCATGAAGCACACGCCGGATTCCGACTTGTGAGCTTCCACCAGCTGCAGGTCATCCCGGAACATGTGAATCACCAGCCCGCCATTACGGCGAATAAACGCGGCTTCTTCCTCGAAACGGATATCCGGAACAATCATCCCGCCATTGAATGTGTCAGCCGTTGGCTGGCGGATCTGATCCCATTGGCGCTGGGCCAGCATCACCCAGAGATCAGGGCGGATCATTTCCCGGCCCCATTCGGTGCCCAGGGTCTGCATCAACCGCCGGGGCGAAACTCCCAGCCAGGGAATGACGATCTCTTTCAGGTCGCCGTTTACGTGCTGCTCTGTCAGCCCGAACATTTCCTTGATCCCGGCCTTCATCGGATCCGCAAAGCTGTACTTCAGCAGGCCATGCTTTTTCACCAGGTAGGCAGCTACCGTGTCTTTCCCGCTCCGGGCCTTTCCTGCAATGCCGATCAGTCGCATATCAGAACTCCTACTGAACACCAGAAATTTCAGGGCCATCCCAGTCGAGAACCCCCGTGATCTTGATCGGGAACATCGGCTCGAAGTCAGGGTCAGCCAGCGAGATCAGAAAGCAGCTCACCTCGAAAACCAAATCACAGGCGGTCAGCAGTGTTTCGCAGCCCCAGAACCTGCCCTCAACACCCGGACATTGAGGAATGGTGAAGTCCAAATAGACCGGCACGATGCCGTACATCAGGCCCTTGTGGGTTCGCTTCATCTTCATGCGTTCACCTTCGCCAGTTCCGGCAGCACATGGCTGCTCATGTAAACCTTCAGGCCCATTTTCCGGGCTTCCTCAATCTCAGCCTTTGCACCTGAGCTGTACTGCCAGCCATCCACCAGAACCACGGCATCACACCGGCGCATCATTTCCATGGTTCCGTCCAGCCAATACTGATCGTCAGCCAGCCCGGGGAAATCGTGGTCGAGGTGGGCGGTGTTTACAGTGGGCAGAACGGGGAACCAGCCTTTTTGAACGCACAGGCGGCCAACGTGACGGGCGGCAGCTACGTTCTGGGCAACACCTTCACGGGTTTCGGCGCGATAGGGGCCGGCTACGTAAACCAGTTTCATGCCCTGCTTCTTCTCAGGCTCTGGGTGTCCGCAGATCAGTTCGTGATATGGAACGCCGGGCTCTGCTATAGCAGCAGCGAGGGACGGGTTCCTGCCCAGAATGCCCTCGATTAACCGTTCATATTCCGGTGTTCCTCCTGCCTCTGTCGGCTCGGTGGTTTGGTCGGAGGCGCCTTCGGGCTCATCGTTAACCGTGGGCGGCCGACCATTCAGGTAGTCATTCAGCGGCTCAAAGCATCGAGCGATGTCCTCCGATGAGGGCCACTTAATCGGAGGCATGGTCACCTTGATCGATCGACTGCCGTTCGTATTGACCTCGCCATCCAGAACAACCTTTGCCACCGGGCATGACGCTTTGTGAACGGGAGACAACAGGCCGCAATAGCCGCACTCTCCACCGAGATTTACTGTTTCAACCTCACTCACCGCGCTATCCCCCACCCAATCAGGGCCCAGACCAGCCAGGCAATCAGCGAGACATTCAGAGCTGCAAAGACCGCGAAAACCGTGGCGATCGCTTTGCCGATACCCTCCTGGCAGCCTCTAACCCATATCCGGTGAAAGTGCATGAATGCACCGATGGTGATTGCCAGCGGCAGGAGCCACCAGCCGAGTGTTATGGTCATGCCGCCCCCTTGAGCATTTCTGGCCGAACGTGAATCCGGGAGACTTCCCCAAGCTCACGATGATGGACGATGGCCTTCGTATCCCGCTGAGCGCGGTAGCCACCCCAGTGTGCGTATGCGTCTTTTGCCGCCAGCGTTCGGAACGACTCGACGGTTACCCCGGCATATTCCTTGAGGGCCTGGTGATGAACGTGCCCCATATACCAGTATCTGTGCTCGCTCTCGCCCCAATCCTTGGCGCGGTCTGTGGCCATAACGCCGGGGAGCGCATCAGGCTTGCAGCTGTGGCCGTGATGGCAGCCAATCAGAACCTTTCCGTGGCGGATGTAGTGGAATGCAGAGGGTGAAGTATCCACGATCACTCGCGGCTCATTCTCGTAGACGTTGTGAAGACAGATGGAAAGGAACATAGCGCCGGTATCGTCGTGGTTGCCAATCACGTTGATAACGTGCACTTCGCGGTGCTTGTCCAGCGCGCGTTCGATACACAAGCGCATCACCTTCACACCTACCCGCACCATCTTCGCGTAACGGCCATCCATATCCAGGCTGTGGCCGCTGCGCTGGGTCACGCCCTGCATATTGTCTGCGTGGAACCAATCGCCAAGATTGATCACCACCGCCTTATCGCTGGCCGGTGACCGGTCCACCAAATCGGCCATCGCTTCACAGTGAACACGCTCGGCAATTTCAAGATTCCAGTCCTCGCCAGTTTCTTCCGGCCAACTCAGCATGCCGATATGGGCATCTCCAATCGGGTAAACCGTCATCAAATCGGCGTTGATATCCTCTGGCCCGGATTTCCTGGGCTTTATCCTCGGGAGCGTGTCGGCCATACCTTCAACGGCTTCGCGGAAAATCTCGGTTTGGCGCTCGTGGTCGATATTGGATTTAACCCACTGCAACTTCTGGTTTCCGTCGCCATCGTAGAGGGTGGACGTTCCTTTCAGGTGGAAACCGTCAGGCACAGGGCGCTTCATGTCATGTTCCGGGGAGTAGCCCTGCCTGGAAGCTCGGTTCTTCAGGCGGGCAATAGCCTTATCAACGGCTCGGCGGTTAACGCTCAAAGCCTGAGCGGCCTTCTTCTGAGAACCGTGCTTGTTCACCGCCTTGAGATATTCCTTTTCGCGGTCAGTCGCAAAGTCCAGCAGGGCTTCATCCAGTTTCATGCTCACGTCCTCGCTGCTTCGATCAGTTCTCGAATCGTCTTCACCGCTTCGCCGTTCTTGATCAGCTCGCCGGCCGTCCGGTAAATCGTCCAGCCCATGCGCTGGGCTTCCTGGTACTTCTTCAAATCCTCAATGAAGCCCTTGCCTCGCGTATGACGCCCACCCACCCAGGCACCGCCTTCAACTTCCACCGCCAGCATCAAACCAGGCCAAGCAAAATCGAAACGCCAATCCTTCAATCCGGAATCCGCCAGCCTTTTACGAACGCCAGGGCCGGTGCCGCCAGTTGCCTCTGCCGCAAATCGGTATTCCCGAACTGGCGCTGGTAACTTCCGGGCGCGAATGTGAAAAGCTAGGGTTCGTTCCAGCTCGCTCATGCCGCCACCTTCACGAACTTGTACCCCTGCTCTACCAGCAGGCGCTGTGTGTTGATCACTCCTTCCAGGTGGTACAGATCACGCTCGGCCCGGGTGTGGGTCTTCACGTAACCACCATCCAGCCATTCGTGGCAGGCACTGCAGGCGTAGGCCGCTTCGTGGTCATGGGCTTTCAGGGCCAGGCCGGCGCCATTCAGGTGGGCCAGAACCGTGGTGGACGAATCCCCGTTGCAGATGAACGGCACCCGCACCTGGCAAGGCTGGCCATTTGCGCTCTGGCGAATGGGCGTTGCCTTTGGCCGGCTGGAACGCTTCATCGGGGCCTTGGCCTTGAGCGGAGTCTTTCGTTTGAGAGGGCTACGCTTCATTGTTCCGCTCCCCGAATGCGCTGGCGGCATAAGCTGCCCACGTTGGCTTGAACTCGGACTGCCGGTTGTCCAACTCCTGAATCCGGCCACCACGGGCAATGAAGGCCTCTGTATCACGGCGCAGTTGCTCGGAAATCTGTTGTTTGTCCTGCTTGCGGGTCTGGCCGGTGCCGATGCTGGGCGTATGCACTCGGGCCTTCATCACTCGCTTGAATTCTGCTCGGTTCACTGCTCAGTCTCCCCGGTAGTAGGTGCCCATCGGGCCGTGTTTGTTCTCGGTGGGGCTGGTGTTCAGCAGCTGGCGGCGTAGTCGTTCGATCTCGGTAGCCTTCTCGTTACATTCCAACCTGAGTTGTAGAATTAGATCCTGAACCGACAGAGCGAGATCTGCGTCTTTCGCGACGTAACCGCTACTCTCGCAATCAGGGCACGGCATTTCATGGAACAGGCCACTAACGACTCCCCTGCCGTGGCAGGCCGGGCACGTCTTCAGCTCTACCTGCTGCTGGCGGAATGAAGGGCCAGATCTCTTCACGCAGCCTCCGGCTCTGGTGAATACCCGCCAGCGTTCAGACGGAACAATTCAGGGCCATCCGCCCGGCCAACCATCAACACCATTCCGCTGTCCGCCAGCCGGTGAAGCGATGCCCGGGAATCCTCGGCAGATTCGCTGATGCCGATCGCCACGTTGCAAACGGTCTGGGGCGGCTGCCCCACCAGGAACTCCAGAACCTTCTTGTCGAAGGCCCGCTGTTCAGTCAGGCTTCTCACGGTTTCAGCCCTCCATCCAGTTGACGTACTGCTTCAATCCGGGATTCCAGCCACTGGCCATAGCGCTCGTCGGTTACAGGAACCAGAGGGGCGGTGCAGGTGCCGAGCGGGCACCCTTTGCAGCCCGGGTGCTTCTGGCAGTGGTCGATAACGTCCTGGGGCAACTGGGTCATGGCTTGCCTCCGCAGGTGAACGGAGCCGGGGAGCGGCGACGCGGCTGGTGCCATACGTCGCGCTCTTTGGGCTCAAGGGCCAGTTGATAGCGGGCGCGAGTGCAACCGAATACCTCTGTCTCGGTGCGGTGAAAGCCCTCCGGCGTCACAGGTAGGCCGCGCTGGCAGCCGTCACATTGGTTGGTCACGCCGCCACCCCCATGCCCTGCTCTTTCCGGCGTTCATCCGCCAGCTGGTCCAGCATCCACTGCGGTGCGTTGTGCACCTGGTAAACGTGCACGGTCTCCCCCGCCCTTTTCTCCGTCCAGTGGCGAACGTCCAGGCAGTAGCCCTCGGGCTCGTCTTTCCGGTAATCCCTCAGCCGGGCGGTAATTTCTTTGGCTGGGTGCAGGCCAAGGGCGTCGGTAATGTCGAGCTTGCTGCGGGCCTTGCCGTCCAGCATCAGGCGCAAAACCTTGCCGGCAATGCTGTCGTTGCGTGGAAGTTTCATGCAGCCACCTCCTTCTTCCGAGAGGTCAACGGGTTTACCCAGTCCATCATCCACAGCTGGGCGTCCAACGCCTGAACCGAAATCTGGTGGATCTTGGCGATCTGATCCTTTGAGCGGTATGGGCTCAAAGAGGCCAGGCGGTCACGCTCTTTTGCGCATGCCACGATCAGGCGGCAGTCATCATCAGAAAGCCCTGGAACGTCCTGGCCTTCCAGAACCCGGCAGATTGCGCGTCGGCTGCACTCGAATTTCACCGCCAGGCGACGATCTGAAAGCTGGTTTTCCTCGGCCCTGGCTTCACAGCCAGCGATGTACTCTTCTGCAGCGGCTCTCAGCTTCTTCCCGTACTCAGAATGACTCATGGCTGGGGCGCTCCTCGATGAAACAGGCACGGCCGGCAAGGACGGCTTGCACGGTTTGGCTTGCGAGCAACCCGCAACGGCGGCGCTGTTCTTTCCGCCAGCCAGGCTCAGGCAATGCAGTCGGGAACACGGCATGTGAGCTGTAGGCTTCTGGCTCTGTGGCGAGTGACAGGATTTTGGGAATGTCAGGCCATTCGAAGCGGCGATCATTCCTTGCAAGGCGGCGTTTGAGTTTGTCAAAGATGACCTCCAGCTGCTCGAGAGAAAGCTTGCCAATGTCTTTGGCCCATTCCCGGCGAGTGGTCCGGAACTGGTCTTCGCTGTCGCCCCAGATGGTTTTGGTTTTCGACCTTCCATAGATCGTGACCAATCTGCCGAAAAACATGGAGGTCTTGTCGATTTCTTCATCGGTGAACCTCCTAGTCTTCGAACGTGTTGCGAGCGTGGTTGAGGTCTGTGAACTGTCTGTCGAGCCCAGAGCCTGCTGAATGATCAGTCCCGCCTTTTGCATTGCCTGTACCCCCTTCGCGTAGCGCCTTGCGCTTCATAGCCAACTTCGTCCAGTTCCTCCTGAGTGCACCCGGAGACTCGATATTCCCCTTCCAGAACGAGTCGTTCATGGCGAAGGCGAATAGCGCCTTGATCATCTGATCGGTTCGGTTGTCTTGCTCTCGCATCAGGCGAACGGTGTTTGCCCAGTTGGCCATGTTGCGATTAGCGGGAGCGTCCTGACCCAGACGGTGATCGATCACCTGGGCGATCATTTCCGCCAGCTCGAGATCAGCGGCGTAGCCGTATTGGGTGCCGGATTTATTCTGGATGGCTGCCCCCTCCCGGATTTTTGGAGAGGATTTCGTTGGGGAATTCTGCGAGGAAGAACACGCAGTGTTCTTACTTACTTTTCTTTTGTCTTTGGTGTGAACAGAATTTGTGTTCGTTGAGTGAACAGAATTACTGTTCACTGAACAGTTTTCATTATTACTGTTCACTGAGGGGGTAAAACGGCCCTTTGTGTCCTTCTTTGGAAAGCTCCATTCGGATGTTTTGGTGTTCACCTTGATGGGCGAACGGCTGCCCCCTAGCCGAATCACGACGCCGTATTCGATCAGCTGACTGAGCGCGGTATTACACTGCTGCCTGGTCAGCCCTGATATCTCCGCCAGCTGAGAACAGGCGATAACGTCCTTGGGCTTGCCCCACCCGTAGGTCATGCGAATAACAGCCCACACCACGCGCTGCTGAATCGATGTAAGGGGGTGACTGGCCAGGCCTTCCGCCAGCGCATTAACGACACGGCAGTAGCCTTCATCAAGGCGCGGCTCAGACACGGAAACCTCCGGCTTCAATTGCACTACCTCGCCCATCATCCGGCCCTCCGCTTCGTGGCACGGCCGTGAGGCCTGTTAAACCACTGCCCATTGCTTGTCGGCATAAGTTGCTGCATACTTCCTCCTATCTCGTCCACAGAACCCCGGTAGGCCTGCCAGCCCATGACCCGGGGTTTTGTCTTTTCTAGGCGGTCACTTCCGCCCGTTTCGGTGCCAACACTTCCCTGACTCCGTTATGGTCAGCAGGGCTCACCACTCCATTTACTTCCAGCTCATCCATGAGATGGCTCGCCCGGGTGTACCCAATCTTGAAAACGCGCTGGATTCTGCTGATCGATGCTCGGCGGGATTCGGTAACGAGCTGCACGGCTTCGAAGTACAGCGGGTCAGCGCCCTCCCCCTCCCCATGCCCGGGCATGCCGGCTGATGTGTCCGGCCCGGATGCCATATCCACTCCGATCACCAAGGGGTCATCCTCAACAATCGCAGACCGATCCTCGCCGCCCAGCGCTTCCAACAACGCCGGAATCATTCGCTCCAGCTCCAGAGTCATCAGGCAGAACCCGGCGTCGAACTTCGCCAAAGCGTCATCGGTATCAATGTCGTCCAGCTGCTCTTTCAGGGTGTCGCCGAACTTCACGCGGGTGATCGCCAGGGTTTCATCCAGGCAAAAGGAAACGTTGTCATCCCAGGTCAGAGCCACCTTGGTGACCTGCATCCCAGCTTCCAGGTGATTGCGTACTTCGTCTGCCTTCAGGTCCAGGCCGCGGGCAATGACCTTACCGCCGTCTTCTGAGGGGTCAGCCATCCAGCAGTCGGCGCCAAGCACCGCCACATCGGGCAGATCAATGGTTTCGTTAATCCAGCCGGTGAACGTGAACGCCGGGCTTTGCTCAACAGCAGGCGGGCGTACAGGCAGGGATCCGAGCGACTTGCGCAGTGTGCTGGCGAAGTCTTCCGCCGCTTTGGCGCTTCCGGCATCAACGATCAGGTAACCGTTTTTCGCGGACAGGTAACCGTAGGTCTTGCGGTTACGCGGGAATGCCTGGGGTAGCATTTCCAGAATCACCTGTTCCCGGATCTCGTCTTTCTCTTTCCGGCGCACCTTTCTGCCCTGCTCGATCTCGATGGCTTCGGCACGCTCTTCAACGAATTCCTTGACCACCGGGCCCGGTAACAGCTTCTCCTGGTGCTGCAGACAGATCAGCAGGTCGCCATTGGCAGCGTGCACCAGCTGTTCACTGTGCTTGCCCAGCGGAGTACACCAGCCGCGGCGGTTCTGCTCTTGTGGACCACACGGCTTGAAGGCATCCGCCTGCAGTTTTTCCTCCAGCTGCTCGGCGGTGATCTCGATTGGCCGGGTGAAACGGAACATTCGGATATTTCTGAAAAACATGTGATCCCCCAGTTTGTTGTTCCTCGAATCCGAAGGAGTGGCCTCATTAAGAAGCCACTCCCGGCTTCGTGCTCGTCTGAGCAATTCATTTAGGCGGTGTCAGGGCCGCGTATACCGGTGGCGGCAACGCCAGCTGCACCCCCGGGCAGCGTCTCTTTTGCAGCTACGGTGAGCTTGGAATTGGAGCTACCGCCCCCGATCACGTGCACCCCGCCGGGTGACCCTGGCAATCGTTCCGGTTGGATCAGGTTTTCAGTTACTTCACCCAGGCCACAAACCGGAGTAGTCGCAGCGGATTGCTCCGCCGGAACGAGCTGCAGAACGTGCTCTTCGCTCACTTCCGCAGCAGCTGGCGCTGAGGCCAGCGAACACAACGCAAATACCGCAGAAGCCGATAAGAGAAGTGCAATTCTCCGTCGTGCCATCCGATGTACCTCGTCGTCAGTTGCCGGGCTTTAAGGCGGGCCCGGGTTCGCCTCGTAGGTTTTCAACATGCAGCTTGTCATCGCTGGTGATGCCATTGGCATCGGTGAAATGCCCTCTTGGAAGGTTCCCGTTTTAAACGGAAAGGACACTTCCCGATGCCGGCTCCACCTGGAGCCAAACCACTGGTTGTTTATCCACCCCCAAACAACCGGGTAATCCGCCAGCCCGAATTTGTTGAAATAAACTCATCACGCTGCTTCTCCGTCACGCTTGCTCAGCGGGAGGCCGTCGGCAGGATGTGGGTAGATATCTGGACGAAGTTCATGCGGCGTCACCGCCCAATCGACACTTCTCGATACAGGTATGACGAACTCCGCAGGAACGGCATGGTCTCGATTGAGCCAGTTCCAGATATATGGCTGCGATAGCCCGAGGCTTTTCGCTAAAAGTGTTTGGCTGCCTGCAATCGAAATGGCCTTTCTCAGGGCTTTCGTACTCATCAATGCCTCCCTCCGCATCGGCACAATAACAACACTAGTTGTTTTTGTTGTCAACAGTTGTTGTTGGACGCTTTTATAACATTTGTTTTAAATTGGGTTTTTATGCACTTGAGGTCGCAATGGCATTAGGACAGAGACTCAAAGAAGCCCGGCAAGCCGCGGGCATGTCCCAGAGTGAATTGGCTGAGGCTGTCGGAATGACGCAGGCCGCTATTGGCGCGCTCGAAAAAAGAGACAGCAAGCAGTCCAGCAAGGCCTCAGAACTCGCGAAAGCGCTGAATGTAAGTGTGGAGTGGCTGCTGACCGGCAAGGAACCCGCTCGAGACCAAGTAACGGGATTGTTTGAAAGAATTATCAAACAGGTCGCCGACAAGCATCGTCGGCCAGAAGATAAGGATCTAACTGACCGTGAGATCTTCGACCGATTCAATGACGAGAATATGGGCGGCTTCGACCCGGAGCTTGATGAAGAGCTAATTCAAAGTGCCGCCTATCATGACCAACTCGACAGACAACTAGTCAGAGAGCTCCGACAACCCAAAAAAGACGAGCTTGAGTTCTTCGGGCATATGGACGCTTGGGATAGCCAAACGCCATTGGATGAGGATGAAGTGGAATTGCCTCTATTCAGGGAAGTCGAGTTGGCGGCCGGTGCCGGCGCCACTCAGGTGATAGAGAATCACGGTGCAAAGCTACGGTTTGCAAAGTCCACATTGAGCCGGGCCGGCGTTCCAGCTGAAGCCGCGGCCTGTGCCTTTGTTCGTGGCAACTCCATGGAACCAGTCATGCCGGATGGTACTTGTGTTGGTGTGAACACTGCCGATAAGACCATCAAGGATGGCGAGATCTACGCGATCGACCACGGCGGCATGCTTCGGGTGAAGTATCTGCACCGCCGACCAGGTGGTGGTATCAAGATCGTTAGCCAGAATGCGAGTGAACATCCAGTTGAAGAAGTGACCGCTGAAGAAATGGCAGCCAATGTGCGCGTGATCGGCAGAGTGTTTTGGTGGTCAGTATTGCGATGAGTTACAAGCTTGCAACTAAAATCTAGTTGCATTTCAGATTTGGGAACCTAGAATTGTGGGCAAGCAAGATAAGTTCGCTGAAAAACTAAGGAAGACCCCAACACCGAAGGATGTGCAATGGAGGGAGTTGCGTGCTTTTCTGTTATCTAAAGGTTTTGAAGAGATTCAAAAAGACGGCTCAAGGGTCAGATTCATACTGAATGAAGCGCCCGATGGAGGTGAGCCGGTCAGGTTATTTTTCCACGTTCCGCACCCAAGCCCTGAGGTTAAGCCCAGGGCTCTTCGTGCTGCTGTTGATACCCTTACGAATAGGGGAGTTCTATGAGTGATCAAGTTTTTAAATATAGAGGCCAGATAGGTTCTATGGAGATTGATGCAGACGACTGCTGTCTGCACGGCAAGCTTCTGTACATCAATGACTTGGTAACTTACGAATCAGACTCTGTGGATGGTCTGCGAAGGGAATTTGAGGCCGCTGTTGATGATTACCTGGAGACTTGTGCAGAGCTTGGCCAAGAGCCAAACAAGCCGTTCAAGGGAAGCTTCAATGTTCGGATCGGCCCAGAGCTCCACAAAAGCCTTGCGTATAAGGCTTCAGAATTAGGCATCAACACTAACGAAGCGGTTATAAAGGCCGTTTCCGAATTCGTTCAAGAGGCTCCCTCTTCATCTGATCTTCTGAACGACGTACGAGACAACTTGAAGCGCTATGTGTTCGAGTATCAATCTCAATATCTCGATATAAGCCAGGCTCATTCCGGGTCTACCATTCGTAGAAGGGAGTCACAGCCATCGAGAAACTATCCTTCAATGAAAGGGACATCTTTCGTTATAGAGGTGAGTAGCGCTAATGGCCACTGAAATCAGCGCGTATGACTACAGGCTTTGGGAAATAAGATTTCACCAAATCGACTTCAACGTCCCTGGATACGATGACGATCCGGCGCCTGGTCGCGTCAGTGTAGAAACCACCTTGAACTTTGGGATGGATGAGAATTTTGTTTTCTGCACATTATCGCTCGACCTTGACCTTATCAAAGGCAAAGAAGGCGAAGTCACAGACGACAGTATTGCCGCCTCTCTCAAGTTAAGTGGCACCGGACGTTTTGAGTTGCCGCTTGAGCACGGTTTGAGTGATGATGATTTTCAAGACTTGGATGACAGCGCAGTGCGTAGCTTTAGTAAAATCATGGAACCTTTGATGGTCATGAAGGCTAGATCCATTCTGGCTGACGCAAGCATAGACGCAAGCGGTGTACCGCTACAGTTGGTAGCACCCGAGTAAAAAAGCCCGCCTTTGAGCGGGCTTTTTCTTATCCGCAATAATCCGCCAGCTGCTGCTTGTAACGGTTGAACTTGGCCTGATCTGGCTGCAGGCCGTAGACCTTCACTATCCTCACAAACCGACTGACGTATTGGCATTTGCCGGAGGGCGGTAACCAGCTTTCCGGGCCTTGGGCGCCTTTGCTGCGGTTCAGGCTGGCCTCTACTGGTATCAGGTTTACCGGATCGTTTGCGAATTTCTCCCGCTTTTCCTTCGTCCAGGAGCTGGCGCCGTGATCCCAGGCCCACTTCAGGGGCACCACGTGGTCGATGTCGATATCCCCCGCATTCTGGATCACGGCGCCGGTAAACATGCTGATCCAGCGGCCTGTGACCACCCTGCACCGCTTTTCATCCGCAAACCTCACAGGTGTTGTTGAAGCCGAGATCAGCGCCTCTGCCCTGCTGTCCTGGCAGTCTCCGTCTGCATCATCCCATCCGTGGCCGAACTGGGCTCTGTCATAGCCAGGGCTGGCGGGTTGCCGGCTGATCGGCTCTGCATTGGCAATTGCCGGGTACCCGCTCAGGCTCTTTGGCAGACGGCCCCCAGACTGTAGACACGCATAAACCGAATCGAACGCCAGGTAACTCTTTGTGCGCTCATAGTGAGAGCTTGCTGGCGGATGACAGATTCCGGACTTCGACTTCTTGACCAGCTGGGCCGCAGCGCTGGCCGACCCGAACACCAAACAGACAACAACAACTTTGAGCAAAACTCTCAACTTCACACCCTCCCCTCTTGAGGCGCGCAACGATACCTCATTTCTAAGTCGGTCAAAAACAACTTAAACAACATTTGTTGTTGACACCATAAACAACATCTGTTGTTATTGTTGTTAGTGCAATGACGGAGAGAGTTGTCATGACCCGCAAATTGAAACCGAACTATCCGCGAATGGAAGTGGAGCTTGCCGAGCAGGAATCGCTGCCGCCACGCCGGGCCGAAGTCGTGATGCTCGCCGCTCGCGGAATGAGCGCCAAAGAAATCGCCCGGGAGCTGAGCATTTCACCGGAGACCGTGAACTGGCATCTGGATGAAGCCAAAGACCAGTTCCACGCACACAGCCGGGTCGATCTGATCTGTCAGATGTGGATGCACGGGATTCTGCAGGCGCGGGTCATGAGCTGCGTGCTCGTTTGCTTCCTTTGCATCCTTTCCACCTTCCCCATGGCCAGAACCAGCCGCCCGAACCAGAACAACCGCCAGGTGGTGAGCGTTGTTCGGATTGGTCGGAAGGAAGTGGCCGCGATTATCGGAGGGCTTCACTGATGACTTCCAAGTTTCATGTGGCGCGCCAGGAGGGCGTTAAGGGGCAGAACGCTGTCGCCCCTCTTTTCTCCCTGATTGCCCGCATCACCAAACGCAATACCCTGCGATCTTCCCCGGCTCAGCAAGTAGTCGAGCCGGTCTTTTTGCGGGCCGCAGAGGGCGAATCCGGGTTCTACGAAATCCCGGCCTACATTCGCAAGCGCATTTTCCGGATTGACGACGACAACCGGGCCCGGCTGGCAGCTTATGCCGAGCGCGTTCGGGCCCACTTTGAGGATGCTGCGTGATGGAAGGCTACAACCGTCTTTACGACATCCTACTGCTCGGCATACCGACACTGATGATTGGCGGCTACCTGGTCTGGGACTGGGCTTACAACAAACTGGAGGCGAGAAAGCCATGGAACAACTGAGAATCCACAGCGAAATTCTGATGATCGTCAGCCTGGTGATGCTGATCAACGATCTGAACTCCGACAAGACACTGCACATTTCCGTCACGGACAAGCGGGTAAGCCTTACCTGCTTTGATTGCCACGACAAGATTGAGTTTCAGCGTGATGTTTACGCCTGGGCCCGCCAGCAGCCATTCCTTCCAAAGTTGCGGGTTCTCCGGCATGAGCTGGAACAGATCCGGGATGCGGAGTTCGCACAGAAAGCGGCTGAGGTGTCGGCATGAACTTCAACGATCCCTCAGAGTTCGGCAAAGCGTTTCAGCGCTTGGTGACAGACCCCAAGGAAATCCGGGCGGCCTTTGAAGCGGACCAGATGGCGGAAGACAACTTCGACCTGATGACCGCTGAGGTATTCCAGGCGCCGGACGGCGAGCATTTTGAAGTGGCCTATGTCCGCGAAGACGGGATCCGGGTCACCGATCAAGGCCGCTGGCTCTCCCCCGAGGAATGGACCCTGTGCCGCCAGGTACAAGTTCAGAAGAAAGTGGAGGCCTGATATGTGCAGCCTGAAAGATCTGACAAGCAACGAGCTGCAGGCGCTTGATGAAGACATCCTTCAGCGCCTGACCTTACAGCGCGCCATGGCCGCGAACACCCGGGCCGTGCTGGAGCTGGAACTGGGCATCAGCGATCGCACCATCAGCAACATCGAGGCCGGCCAATACGAGCACGTTTGCCCCTACAAGGTCTCTGCCGAAATCCGCCGAGAAGTCCGGGCCCGCCGAAAGCTCTGGCACATGGGCAACAAGGCCATGCAGGGGTTCACGATTGAAGCCCTGGTTAAACGCCACCGAGTAAGCAGCCGAGTTATCGAAAACCGGATCCGTTACTTGAAGACGGTGGCCAACCGGGTGGAGGTACAGGCGGCATGAATATTCAGGACCTATCACCAGACCACCCGCTTCGCACCGACCCGTCACGGCCATGGCCATACAAGGTGCTGGTGGGCTACCGGGCTCAGGGCAACCGCAAGATCGTGGCCACCCGCTCGGTATATGTCCGGGCCACCAGCGAGGACCAGGCGGAGCAAGCAGGCTTCCGGGAAGCCAGGGTCATGATTCCGATGGTGGTCGATGGCCGCCGACTGAAAGCAAGCCGAATCGTGAGCAGTCGTCCGCTGGATAAGCAGGATGCGATTGGAGGTGTGATGTGAACCAAATGGCTCTGATCGAAATGCCAAAAGCCGCGGGGCCGGTCATCCCTCCAGTCGGTTACTACCTGGACCGCCCCAACATGCGGGAGCTGGTTCAACCGATTATCCCGGGAGTAGTGAGCGGAATCATGCGAGCACTGAAGCGGGGAGCGGCTGGCCGCCAAGAGCTGCACCGGGCGGCATGCCCATACATCTGCTCACACACTCTGGGCAAGCACCTGGACATGCTTATTCAGACCGGTTTCGTAACCGAAACCCACAATTTCAACGCGCAGCTTTGGGAAGAACCGGCCCTCTATTCCCTCGGCGGCGGCCATGCCCGGGCCGCAGGATTCATGATGCCCATTGGCTGGGAAGGCGAGGCGTGAGCTGCGAAAAATGCAGCGCCCTACTGGAGCGCCTGAGCAAACTGCGTGACCGGAAAGACTACTACGTGCGCGAGAACAAGCGGTTGCGTGCAAAGGTGAAGAATCAGCGGAAGAAGCTGGACGAATGGGAGAAGAAGCATGGAGACAATTGAGCAAGATACAGATGGCCTGACTGAGATCGAAATCGAAATCCCTGTTGTATCCGGTGAGCGAAAGATGGTGCCAGCCCTGATCCACCAGTCATGCCCGGGGCTTGCGGTGACCATGATTCCTTTTGGCGTATTTCAAGTTACCCACATCAACACAGGCAGAAAACTGTGCCGGCTCTACCAGAGAACATCATCGGCGCTACTGGCAATGAGCCAGTGGGCCCTTATAGCGCACATGAAAGGCAAGTCTTGGGCTGCCTTGAGCCAGAGCGGAGCTGCCGATCTGCTCAACGAAACAGCTGACGAGGAAGTGCCGTTCGACGACTGCACCAGCACATCCCAGGGCGTTACCCGGAAAATGACTGTTAGTGAGTGGTTCCAGCACCTGCGCATGCCGCTTTTTGATGAATTCCCCTGGGAAGAAACCGACCCGTTTGAACTGGCTATCAGCAACCTGGAAAAGATCGAGGTGCCGGCATGAGCAACGAAAAACCAATCCTGTTCAAAGACGACATGATCAGGGCGATTTTGGAAGGAAGGCAATGCCAGACGCGGAGATTGCTCAAGTTTCATCCAGTGCAACCAGGTCCGGGCTACTACTTTGATGCCTACAACGGTGGCCCTCAATGGAACTGGTGGGACAAAAATCACCGCCAGCACCTGGGCCAGATATTCAAGTGCCGGTATGGAAAGCCCGGTGACCACCTATGGGTTCAGGAGGACTATGGCTACAAAATCCGCAACGTTGGCGGCACACCTCATGAGCAGGCCGCATATCGCGCCACCGATCCTGATGCAGTCTCCTGCTACGACTGCAACGGGAAAGAGCAGCCATTGTTGTGGCAGCCAGCAGAAACCATGCCTCGCGAGGCCAGCCGCATCACGCTGGAGATCACCAATGTTCGAGCGGAGCGGCTGCAGGATATCAGCGAGGAAGATGCTCTGGCCGAGGGCGTGTGCTGCACCGAGTCGTTGGGCGGGTGCCCGAACTACTGGCACTCATGTTATGGCGAAAAATTCGCCACAGCGAGAAGTGCATTCTGTGATCTCTGGCAATCCATCTACGGCCAAGACTCCTGGGACGCCAACCCCTGGGTGTGGGTAATAGAGTTCAAACGCATTGATCAGGGGGCAAAGGCCGCATGAACATCGAACTGAAACCCTGCCCATTCTGCGGCGGCGAAGCCGAAATGATGGGTGACCAATATCCGTATGTTGAGTGCCAGGAGTGTGCTGGAGGCTTTACAGCGAACCATTCATATGACGCTGATGAGGGTGACGCTGCGAACAAGTGGAACGCTCGATCAGCGGCTGGCCGTAACCTAAAACCAATCGCAGAATCCAAAGTCCGCCAGCTGGGCGGCGATGTTTGCGGGGTGCTGGTGCGGACGCAGGCCAGCGAGGTAATGGCTGTGTCCGAGCATGGGCGGTGCACTCGTCTTGATGCTGGGGTTATGGGGCCGGTTGACGGCGCTCAGGGTGGCCAGGGTGCGAAGCCTATTGGATTCACTTGGGATGCAGGACGGTTCGGGCGCCAGTTCACTGCCGATGCAGGCGTTGCCGATAGAGTTAGAGTTGATGGCGTTGCTGTCTCGCCGGTCTACACCCAGCCCCAGCCTGACCGCGCTCAGGGTGGCCAGGGTGCGGAGCCGGTGGCGGAGATTGTCCACGACTACAACGGGATCAGCGTTCAGTGGCTGGAGCCAGCTAAATACGGTCGGTTTCAGTCTGGGCAAAAGCTCTACACCCAGCCCCAGGCCGCCATGCCGGAGGGGTGGCTTGTACGGCGTGTTGATGACCGGATAACGGTTCAGCATCCAGACATTGGCGGATACTGCGCATCGAAAGACGGCAATGATCACTCAGCTATCGCGCCTGTGATCCTTTACCACTTCGCAAGCGCCCTACTCTCCACCCCCACCACGCCCCGGCCAGAGGTCGAGAGCTTTCAAAGCCGAGTTGCCCCATGGATGCAGGAGTGTTTTGGCCCCGAAGTTTCAGCCGACAAGGTGGAGCGCAACCACAGATTCCTTGAAGAATCACTAGAGCTCGTCCAATCCCTTGGCTGCACCAAAGCAGAAGCGTTGCAGCTTGTTGATTACGTGTACGGTCGCCCAGCCGGTGACCCGCCCCAGGAAGTGGGTGGTGTGCGCGTGACCTTGGCGGCCCTGTGCCTTGCGACCGGCATGGATCAGGACGAATGCGCCGAAACCGAACTGGCTCGGATATGGACCAAGGTGCCGCAAATCCGTGCAAAGCAGGCCGCCAAGCCGAAACATTCACCGCTACCCCAGGCTGATGGGTGCCCTGAATGTGGTTCAACTGACCTGAGTTGGCACACCCAATCATCCGTAACAAACGGCACACCGGACGGGAAGTTGCGCGCTAATGAAGTCAGCACTTTGTTTGTTCTTGGCTGTGGCCACTGCTCGGAAACCATCAAGACTCTGACCGCCGCCCAGGTTGCGGAGAACATGAGCCCACAACCACCAGCCGGACGGGAGGGCAATGCATGAACCTTCGCATCCTCAAAAAGCTGAGCAAGCGCGCGCTGCCACTGGCCAAAGAGGCCGGGATACTGCTAGAGCAAGAGCTGTTCCCGGCTGACAAAGGCGAATGCCTTGTTACGCTTCGAAAGCCAGAACGAAAGTCTCTGGATCGAATGCGAGTGAGGCCGCGCGGATTTGTGGGTGATCGCTACGTACCGGGAAAGAGCGGTGAATTTTACATTGCTCTTTACAACCACCCGGCAGCACTAAAGGGCACGCCCATGGCTGGCGCTATGATGGGTTACTACGAGCCCGAGTGGGAAGAAGAGACCGTATGGAATCAGCTGTGTGCCTGGACGCATTGCCAGATAACCAATTGGCGCGCCGATCCACCAGAGTTGGAGTGCCGCAGGCCTAAAAACCCGTCTCAGATTCTGGCCAAGGCGCGGGAGCTGATCAAGGAGGGCTCTGGCGATGAGTGATTACACAAAGCTCCCCCGCGACATTGCAGAGTGCATGAGGCGGGCCGGATCACCGCTGAGTGAAGACCAGAGACTGCTTTTGGCCGGATACCTAGCGCCGGTTCAGCAAAAGCTAGCAGATAGTGAGGCGCGGGTGGCCGAGTTGGAAGGCAGTATCAAGCACGCCATCGGCTGGATTGATGGCGATCTCCGAGAGCTGATCCGGGACATGGGTAACACGGTTTGCACGTACAACGATCTTTATGATGCCGCAGACCGCATTGAAGCGATTCTGGCTCAAAGCCTGAGACAGAAAGCCGCCGAAGCCGAGCGGGCGGGAGGTGAGAAGTGACCGAAACACCAGAAACTATCTACCTGATTCCGGGCGAGGACATAGACGGAGCGCCATGCATGGTCTGGTGCGAAGATCCAGCGCCCGGCGAAGGCATGGACCCGGCTGATGCGGTGAAATATATCCGGGCGGGATCAGCGAGGGCCATTGAGCGTGATGTGGCTTTCCGCCAGCGCGATCTTGCCTATCGGCAGCGCGATGAAATTGAACTGAAGTGGTCGAAGGCTGGCCAGCAACTCCGTGAGAGTCAGATGGAGGCGGATAGAGTCAAAAAGCTCGCGGAAAAAATCAGGGATATCGCTATTGATTCGCCAGCATCCAACAACATGCAGCTGATCTATCGGCTGGCCTGTCAGCAAGCTGAGCATGCGGGAGGTGACCAGTGAGCAGAATCCCACTGAGCGACTGGAAGGAAAAGAACTACCCGGGCAAATGCCCGAGTCTACGCACCTGCCGGAATTGGGCCAACGATGGCTTGATCCCGGGCGCGGTCAAGGTGGGTGGTCTATGGTTCGTGGATGAGTCCATTGAGAAACAGGCCAATGGCAACAACCGGGTGGCAAGGATACTGGCAGCGTAATGGCACCACGTAAGCGGCTTCGCCGAAACACCGATCTCCCCGACAACCTTTACCCCAACAAGGTGGGCGGGGTGATCTATTACCGCTACAAGCGGCCAGATACCGGCACCTTCCACAGTCTCGGAACGGTCAAAGGCCAGGCAATTGCGGATGCCCGCCAGCTGAACGCCATCCTGATGAAACCGGCCGATCGTGTCGGCCAGGTCCTGGGCACGGCTGAACAAACAATGTCGCATCTTATCGGCCGGTACCGGAAAGAGTTTCTGCCAGAGCAAACGTTGGCGCCGAGTACCGTGAAGCTGATCGGTTACAGGCTCAACCGTTTTGAGAAGGATCTGGGCGACAAGCTGGTGGAATCCATCGATGTGAAGGCGCTGGCCGAGTACCTGGACGACAACTTCAAGCGCGATGCCTACATCAAGCACCGGACCACACTGATCGACCTGTTCCGGTTTGCCCAGATGAAAGGCCTGTATCCGTCCGATCTGGACAACCCGGCAGCAGTCACCTACCCCAAGGCCAGCTACGAGAAGCAGCGCCAGAGGATGACCCTGGAACAGTTCAAGGCCATCCATGCCATCGCCCCGACGTGGATGCAGAACGCCATGGAGCTCGGCCTGGTGACGCTGCAAGGACGAACCGAAGTCATCAACATGCAGTTCTCAGACTTCGACGAAAAGACCGGTGTGCTTCGCGTGGTTCGGCAGAAGGTGAAGAAGCACGAGCATGCCTACCTTGAGATTGAAAGCCCATGGCTGAAAGGCATCATTGCCCGGGCTCGGAAATCTGATGTGGCCAGCCCCTACATCGTGCACCGGGTACCGGTTCGCAAGAACGAGGCACAGGACCGCCAGCACTGGACCCAGTTAACGGCCAACCATTTCTCTGCCGAGTTTCGGAAGTGGCGGGACAAGACCACGCTGTTTGACGGTGTGCCGAAAGAGCAGCGCCCTACTTTTCACGAGATCCGGGCCCTGGGCTCATGGCTCTACAAGAAGCAGGGATTCGATACGGAGAGCTACGTTCAGCCGCTCATGGCCCACGCCACGGAGGCGATGACAGAGCATTACCAGAAGGGCCACGAACAGGAATGGGTGCGCGTAAAAGCAGAGCTGGACATCACGAAATTACTGCCGCGGTGACTGGATTTATACAGTGCGTAATTCCCTGATTTCCTTGGTTTCCCCTCTTGCCGTTATTGCCCACCGGGATTAAGGGCATTTCGCTTTAACATCATGTGCTTAGCGGCGTAATGTCGGCACCTTGACATGGTAGAGGTCCGCGGTTCGAATCCGCGTGGTCCTACCAATCCTGCAGAGAAAGTCACTTACAGCTTTGCTGGGCGGCTTTTTTTGTGCCTCGTATTTGCTGTTAGCAGTCGTAGAGGGCAGACCAGAGAAGCCTGCCCTCCTCCTGTCAAAAGTACACAACCACACCTATTTCGTGCCAATCCTCATAACTCTCGACAACCGCACCATCAATCCAGACAGCCGCTGCCTTAGCCGTTCCGCCGGCACTACTGCCGAACCGAACCTCAGACTCACCGTTGCTGGACAATTTCACGATACCCGATATCGGACCGTCGACGTTTTCTGACATCTCCAACGGATCCAGCGTCTCCAGCTGCACATAACCACCAATCGCTGAACCAACAATGGTGCCCCGAACCTCGTATTCCCAGTCCGCGTCCGTTCCCGAGTCCCGGTTCTGAGCATCGGCGATGGCAACGTATCGGCTACCCAGTTTCCTCTCGTACGTTTTGACATCGCGGATATAGCGCCAGCTCGTAACGCCCCCACTCTCAGTCAGATAGTCACTCATGCGGATAACGCCACTGAATCTAAACAGCTCACCACTGAACTTAATCGATCCGGACAGGTCATCGGTGATGGAACTTTTCCAACTTGCTGATGTTGCCGTTTCGCCAACCAGGGCGCTCTCATATCGTGTACTACCGCTTAAAACCACATCCCCAAATGTCATAGTGTTAAAGCTACACTGGTTAAACGAGGTCGTTTTTTCCAGGGTTGTCTCGGTCTCTTGCCAGCGGAACTCAACGGTACCACCGCCCTCACAAGGGTACGTCCCGGCGTTGGTCACTGGCATGCTCTCTGAAAACGCGTTAATTTCGTACAGCAGATGCTGCGTCAACTGAAGGTCTCCCCTCAAGGCCTGGAAGCTTTCCATGCCACCTGAACTGGTTATCGCAACAGCCTTCGAAGCAAGGTCGTTTCTGTCGTAGCTCAACTGAGGCCCAGTCTGCTCTTCAGGCTGATCATTACCCCCACCCCCGCTTCCGCCACCGCAGGCAGATAATACAAGCACCATGGGCAATACGGGCCCCCATCCAATACGGCTCAACTGGATCATGTTCTTTCCTTTTTTCTTATGATTTCAGGCTTATTCTTCAGGCACGATCACTGCCATTCCCGAGGCGACACAGTCTGTGCGCTTCTGGTTGCGGCATTGATGAAAAAGACGGGAGAACTCTTGCAGGAATTACGCACTCGTAGCGGCGACATCCGGTGTCGTCTAGTCCATATCCGGGCAGTGATGTCTAATCATGCGACATATCGTTAGGTCGCGAAAGGTTCAGGCGGGGGCAGACTCAAAAGTCGTGGACTGGTTCATGGTTCTGGCGTTACCAGCTATCCCCCTCTTTTTTATCTTTCGCGTCCTGTTCTGCTTTGCGCTGACGAATCTTCTCAAGCTTTTCTTTGGGGATTTTCATATTGGCCCCATCTCTGAGTAGCAGCAGGCTTCCCACAATCATCGCGAATGCGGCGAGTATAAACAGCCAGCCAATCATTGGCAT